GATGCTAAGTCAAAAGGCGGCTGAGCAGCTTGCGGAGCGAATCCGCAACGGGCCGGACCTAAACAAAATGGCGCCTGAATGGCAGGCTGCACATCAAGCGCGGCAGAAATGGTTGCTTATTGCCAATGACCATCAAATCCCTCCTGGTGGCAACTGGTGGTCGATCTGGTTGTTGTTAGCAGGCCGCGGGGCTGGTAAGACGCGATGCGCCGCGGAATGGACCTGGTACGAAGCTTGGTCTAACCCAAACACTCGGTGGCTCGTATCAGCACCTACAAGCTCGGATGTTCGTGACGTGTGCTTTGAGGGCGACTCAGGTCTCCTTCGCGTCATTCCTGAGATCCTGATTGCTGACTACATCAAGTCGTTGCATGAGCTTAAGCTTGTCAATGGTTCTATCATCAAAGGCATCCCAGCTAGTGAGCCTAATCGCTTTCGCGGACCTCAGTTCCATGGCGGTTGGCTTGATGAGCTGGCGGCCTGGGAGTACTTGGATGACTCATGGGATATGCTCAACTTTGGCATGCGATTAGGCCAGCGCCCTCGACTCATTTGTACGACAACGCCTAAGCCAAAGCCTCTCATCATTGATCTGGTGAACCGCGAAGGTGAGGATGTGGTTTACACCTCGGCTTCGACGTATGACAACATTCAGAACCTGGCCCCAACTTTCCAAAAGCAGATCCTGCAATATGAAGGCACCAAGCTAGGGCGCCAAGAAATTCACGCTGAGATCATCGATCCGGAAGAAGCCGGCATTGTCAAGCGTGATTGGTTTAAGCTTTGGCCGCACGAGAAGCCATTGCCCAGATTTGAGTACGTGATTCAAAGCTACGATTGCGCCACGTCTGACAAAACCAAGAACGATCCAACAGCCTGCTCGGTGTGGGGCGTCTTTAAGCCAAGTCCCGACAAGCCAATGAGCGTCATGCTCATCGATTGCTGGGAGGAGTACATGCAATATCCCGAGCTGCGACCTAAAGTCATGGATGAGTATGGCGCGATCTACGGGGATGAGAACGAGTTTGGGCATGGAAAAAAGGTTGACCTGATCCTGATCGAGGATAAAAGCGCCGGTATCTCACTCATCCAAGACTTGCAGCGTGCCGGCTTGCCCGTTCGTGGCTACAACCCGGGCAATGCCGACAAGATGACGCGACTCAACATCGTGGCACCCATCATTGAGCGTGGCCGTGTCTACATTCCCGAGTCCATAAAGAATCCCGGCATGGCGCGTGATTGGGCCGAGGTCCTGATCTCGCAGATCTGTTCTTTTCCCGAAGTTCGGCACGACGACTTGGTGGATACGACCACGCAGGCACTACGAGTGATTCGTGATATGGGCCTGATCAACATCGACCCGGTCATTGTCGTTGATGAGTATGACGAAGATCGGCAGAAAAGAGTTAACCCCTACGCGGTTTGAGCCGTATAATGCGTAGGCGATCTCGCGCTTGCGAGACTTAAGAGGGTTTAGCATGCCTCCTGAGAATTTAGTTGATTACACCGCAAGCCCTGAAGAGCCAAGTCTCGATGCGATGCGATACGCGCTAACCCAGCGCAATGCCACACCCAATCAGCAGCAACAACGCCCACTGGATAGCGTTACCGACACGTTCAAACGCCTTGCGACGGAGTTTAACCCGTTGATGATAGGTCGCACGCTGCAGGACGCGCCTAAGATTTTGTACAACGCAGCCGTTGCGCCTGTTGCCAGTACTTGGGCCGGTGCGTTAAAGAACATACAAGCTGCAGGGGCTGCCAAGGCGTATGGCGCATTGGGCATGCCGCAAGAAGCCGCAGAAGCCAAGAGTCGCATACAGCCCGTAACGCCGCAAAGTTTGCAGGCGCCATTGCGTTCGGCGACGGGTCAACAAACACAGGAAGCGTTAGGCGAGGCGTTTAACGCATTGCATCTCCCCCCGATGGGGCCAGGCTCAGGTATGCCAGGCACTGCCCCACTGAGTCCGCGGCCTTTCCTTACACCTAACGATGTAAGGGTCATGGGTGCAAAGGCTACGCACGCTGTGCGCGAGGCCGGGCAAATCCCGACGGACATCGCCAATGTGAGAGGCGCAGGCATTCAACGCCTTAGCCCGTTGACGGGCCAGCCTTCTGTAGGTAGTCGAATTGGCTCGGCAATTGAAGGCACGGCGCAAACTGCAGGGCGCGTAGGCGATGTGGCTCGTGATGTAGGGCAATCAACGGCGGATTACATGCAAATGCGGCGTGACATGGGCTTGAGCCCAGTGCCAGGCGTGCCGCCTGAGTTCTTTCCCGACTTGAATCTGTATGCCATGCGGCCTAAAGACTCGACGCTTGTCACGCCATCGGTCCCGCCTACAAAAGATGTGACCGCGTTGGATATAGGCACCGCGCCACAGACCGCAATTCATGACATAGGCGCGCATAGGCCTGAGTTGCGCCCGTCCGATGCATTGGCGTATTTGGCAGGCATGGACTTGGACGTTCCACGCACTGACGAGCAAGGCTTTGCGCCTATTACATCCACGCGCGCAGATGCATTTCGCGCTTTTGTAGAGGCCAAAGCACAAGAGCTATATCCGGACGCGCCTAATGCTCGCGAGGCCGTACTTGCGATGGATGACCGCTTTTCGCGGCAAGCGGATAGGGACGAATCGCGTATAAAGTTGTACGACCAGTTTCGTGAATCGCCGGAAGGCAAAGCCGTTGGCATGGATGATTTGCCATCGTCAAAGGAGTTGCAAGAGCGCCACGCTGCGGCGTCGCAATGGCTTAACTCTACGCTTTTAAACTACGTTAAACGCAAGTTTGGCGCTGAAGGTGATCCTTTGGTGCAGCAGGCATCACAAGGTATCACCATGCTACCGGCCGAGGACGTGCGTCGCATGGCAGAAAACGTTAACGAAGATGTCTTAAAGCGGCGCAGAGCTCAGACAGGCATGCCCGTTGCAGGCACCCTTGCACCTGCCATTCGAGATAAGTCAGTTGAGCTGGCTGATGCCACTGCAGCGGTGGAGCAGCTGGAACAGCGCCGTGAAGAGTATCGTAACGTTGCAATGCAGCAAGGTCTGCCCGATCCGGCGCAATTGCCTGAGTACGCGGCAACAACAAACCCGTTGAACGCAGCAGTTAACAAGCGCGATAAGTTGCAAGAAGAGCTAAATAACCTGCAGCTTGGTCGTGACTATGAAAAGATATCTGACATCGCCGTAGCGGTTGACACGCAACCTAGTTTACTAGGCAAAATTGAGTACCCGCAGCAACAGTTTTACCCGTCGGTTACGCGTGCGCGACCCGATGAGACGCTATTTCACATTTCTAAAGCAGGGCCACTTCAAAATACAGGCTTTAATGAATTGGCGGCGCAGTTTTATGACGACGTAATTCGTGGCAATATTCCCGTTGACAAGCTAAAAGGCTTGACCGTTGAGAAATATGTGCGCAACAAAGTTGAGGGCCGCGTTGCTGAAGAAAAACGCCAAGCACAAGCAACGGCGGAGTTGAAAAACAGCATTGAGTCGCGCATGCAACAGGACATGCAGCGGTACGTCAAGCCTGAGAATTACTTTGGCAACGTTGGCGTGTTGGAGCTTAGCACAAGTACGGGCTTTACGCCTGAGCAAATTCGTCAATTAATTAGCGACGACACGTTGGTGTTGGATCACTGCGTTGCCGAGGGTCCTACGCCTGGCAGCAAGGCAAAAAATCTTTGGAATGGCAAAGAGCGCAGGTATATGCCATTGGTTGACCCAATAACGGGCCAATTGTCACCGGGCGCACCTCGTCAGTACACTCGGTATATGCGCGAAGCTGGCGACCCAGACCCAAGTCGCGCAAGCATGCTGGCCAGTGTCCGCGATAAAAACACCGGTTTGCCTGTCGCAACCATTGAGTTTCAGCACGCCTCAAATGGCAAGTATCGTATCGGCTACGCGTCAGGCTATCAAAACGGCAATGTCAAAAATGAGTACCATGAGGCTATCAAAGAGTACTTGAATTCTCGTGCCGATATGATTGAGGGCAGCGGTGATAATCTTTCACATGTAGGTTTGCTTGACTTGCATAGCACAGAGGCGACTGGTGAACTACAACGCATATTAGGCGTGCCGCGGCGCGATGCTGGCGCATTGCTAGATGCTGAGCTCGCAAACGGCACGTTGCCGCGGTTTGGTACAAGAGATGACCTGCGGCAAATTTTTACAGTTCCACAAACTGCGCCTGTAGTTCAGCAGCCTGCAACGACGCAACCTGCGCAGCAGAGCATGACTGCCACCGACCTGTACGAGTACTTACAACGTATAGGACGAACAATCGGGGTTGACGAAAGCGCTGCAATAGCGCATGCACTACGCACAGTGCAGCGATCCTTTGATGGCGTGCCATCGTATAATGATCTATTGCGTGAGCAGCCTACCGCGTTTGCAGAGCGCGTTGCAGACCTCGCTTCAGAACAAGGCAACGCAATTGTTGAGCAAGCATTGCTTGATCTTGCTGACCGCATTGCGCCACCTGTGCCGCCCGCGCAGCCCTTAAACCCGCCAGAGGCGTGGCCTCTTGCGCAGCCCGAAGCACAACAACCTGAAGCGCAAGGCCGCGGCGCAGGGGCGCCTTTGGTGCCTAGCACACGGCTGGCAATTGATGACGCCTTTGAGCTTGCTGCGCGTGGCTTACAAGGTAATGATAATGCCACACGTAGGTTTGCTGCTATTGAGAGTGACTTCCGTGACACATATTTGCAGCCTAACACAACAATGGGTGATTTGCGTGTGTTGCGTACTCGCATAGAAAATGCAATTGACCATTATGATACGGTTGCGCCATGGCCGGAAATTGCTGACGCATTGCGCAATGATTTGCTGCCTGCAATAAACGCTATAATTGAGCCGCAGCAGCAGCAACCTGCAGCTCAGCAGCGTCCCGCACTTGGCGTGTTTGAAGAATTTGCCATAGCTCGGGATTTGCTTGAAGACGCGCGTCTTGATAATCAAACGTTTAACATTGGCGATTTAAGCACTACACTGTTTGCGCTTGAGAATGGCAATTTTGATGACCCGCGATTTAGGGCACTAGGTCCAAACAGCGCGGCTGCACAACGTGAAGTTGCAAATGCACTTCGTCAAACAATGCAAGACGCAGGTATTCCACTGCCTTTTGCGCAGCAGCCCGCAGCAGCTCCGCAGCAACCTACGCCTCAAGCGCAAGCTCGCATCGACAACATTCGTGCGGCTGATTTAGCCGACATTGTCAACTTTATCGACCCTAATAGATGGCCTTTGCTTGACGCACGCGTTGATCAAGCAGCACAAGGCGTATATCCAGCAGATGCAGCCACGATAGCAGAGGCCATTCGCAATGGGCAAATGACTGACATTACAAACGGGCTTGATGTCGTTGAGCGTGAGCTTGTTGCGCGAAACACGCAGCAACTTATTGAAGTCAATGCGCGCAGACAAGGTGCTGCCGCTGAGCAGCCTGTAGATCAGTTTGATCGCGTGCCATTTGATGATGCAATAGTCAATTTTCATAACGAGTTAATAGAGCTGGCAAGTGAAGAAAGCAATTGGGGTTTAGCCATTGCTGAGGTTGACCGCATACTGGATGACCTACAGCATGGCGCGGATTCAATTTATGGCTTATGGGAAGGCGATGAACCGCTTACCAATCGCGAGCGTGCGTACTTGACAGAAAAGCTTCGTGCGCTTCGTCAAGAGTACGAAATATACGCGGCGGACGCGGCAAGGGAGGAAGGTTTAGGCGATTGGGAGCCTGATCCTAACCATCCTGCTAATCGTCCTGTTAATCAGGCAATGCCGCGGGAACGACCCGCTACTGTACCATTTGCGCCTATTTCTCGTAATGCTGCAAATATGTCGTATGAGCAATTGCAAGAGGCATTAACCCCTGCGCAGATTAGCGCGGTGGACGCAATCTATGACGATTTAGTTCGTGCTAACACCACGGCGGATGACTTAGATGTCGTTGCGCAATTGGTGTTTAACTACCCAATGAGTCTTTGGGAAGGCTTGTCAATTATTCCGCGAGCATTGCTTTACAAAGAGCTTACGATCGCGGCAGACAGTCTTAGAGAGCGTGAGGGCAGGCAGCAGCCACCACAAGGCTATAAGTCAGGCGGCATTGTACGCAAGTCAGCGCCATCTCATAGTTTTGCACTGAAGTACGCAAACGGTGGTACAGTACCACAAACTCAAAGCTTGGACGCTATGAAATACGAACTTATGATGCGGAGTAAATGATGGCAACACAGATGCCGATACCTCCTGACTTTGGGCGCTTTGTTGGCCCCGTAGCAGAGCAAGAAGATGATGACGGGCAAAAGCAATCGGTCTTTGAGATCTTTAACGCGGAAGAGCCCGAGCCGGATGTTGAAGAGCTGCCTGACGGCTCGGCCATTGTCCGCTTGGATGATGATAAGCTGCAAGGCCCAGACGTAGATCCGGACTTTTATGAGAACTTGGCCGAGCGGTTGCCGGCATCGGATCTTAAGAAATTAGCCATTAAGTACCTGGACCTGATTGAAAAGGATAAGGAGGCGCGCGAGGAGCGTGATAAGCAGTATGAAGAAGGCCTACGTAGAACGGGATTGGGAAATGACGCCCCTGGTGGAGCGCAGTTTACCGGAGCCAGTAAAGTCGTCCATCCCGTCATGGCAGAAGCCTGCGTTGATTTCTCCGCCCGCGCCATTAAGGAGCTCTTTCCTCCTGACGGACCAGTCAAAACCAAGATCATTGGCGAGACTACTGATGAGAAAATAAAGCGCGCCGAGCGTAAGCGCGACTTTATGAATTGGCAGCTCACTGAGCAGATTGAGGAGTACCGCGATGAGTTGGAGCAGTTGCTTACGCAAAAGCCGCTTGGCGGATCACAGTATTTGAAGCTGTGGTATGACGAGTACAAGCGCAGGCCGTGCGCCGAGTTTGTGCCAATTGACAACATTTACTTACCGTTTGCTGCTGCAAACTTTTACACTGCGCAGCGCGTAACCGAAGTCAACGACATCACGCAGGAGACGTTTGAGCTTCGTATTGCGCAAAAAATGTACACCGACATCGATTTGGTGCGCGCAACGCAAGAGCCTGAGCAAACCAAAGCGGAAAAGGCTAATGACAAAATCGAAGGCCGCTCTAGTCAGGAGATTAACGTCGACGGCGTCCGCAGGGTGTACCACATTTACACGTGGCTGGAAACGGAAGATGATTCTTTTACCAAAGGCGAGCGGGCACCGTACATCTTGATGATTGATGACTTTACGGGCGAGGTGGTAGGCCTGTATCGTAATTGGGAAAAAGGCGACGACACGCTAACCAAGCTCGATTGGCTTGTTGAGTTTAAGTTTATTCCTTGGCGAGGAGCCTACGCCATTGGTTTGCCACACTTGATTGGCGGTTTAGCCGCTGCACTTACAGGCTCACTTCGTGCTTTGCTGGACGCCGCGCATATCAACAACGCACCGACCATGCTGAAGCTAAAAGGTGCAAAAATCTCCGGTCAATCCACGCAGATTGAGCCTACACAAGTTGCGGAGATTGAAGGCGCCCCGGGTGTTGATGATGTGCGTAAGATTGCAATGCCTGTGCCTTTCAATCCACCAAGCGTTGTACTCTTTCAATTGCTAGGCTGGCTTACCGGCGCGGCAAAAGGCGTCGTTACCACCGCCGAGGAAAAGATTGCCGACGTCAACAGCAATGCGCCGGTAGGCACTACGCAGGCGTTGATTGAGCAAGGCGCCGCGGTGTTTAGCGCCATCCACGCGCGGTTGCATAATAGCCAAGCTCGCGTTCTTAAGATCCTTAACCGCTTGAACCGTTGGTACTTTGATGAGCAGTACAAAGGACATATGGTCGAGGACCTTGGTATAACCAAGGAAGATTTTGAACGCGACACGGACATCATCCCGGTCTCGGACCCGCACATCTTTGCTGAGACGCAACGATATGCGCAGGTGCAAACCCTTGCCGCACGGGCACAGGCCAATCCCGACTTATACAACCGCTTGGCCGTTGAGAAACGAATCCTTAAGCAGATTAAGCTGCCGGACATCAACGAAGTGTTGCCTGACCCGCAGAATGTCAAGGAGATGAACCCCGCATTGGAAAACGTAGCCATGACGCTCGGCAAGCCGGTAGGCGCCTTTCCCGCGCAAGATCATTTGGCCCATATTCAAGTTCACTTGGATTACATGCGCGATCCGGTGTATGGCGCAAATCCTATCATCGCGCCGGCATTTACGCCACAATGCCTGGAGCATTTGAAGCAACACCTTGTGTTGTGGTACCTTAATCATGTTGAGCAATACGCCGCGTCCGCGCTGTCTCGGCCTTTCAACATTTTGAAAGAGCAAGTGCTGCCTGCAGAAGCCGATCAGCTGCTTGCAGCAGTTGCGCAACATGTCCACCAAGATACGAGCCAGACTTTTGGCGGCGTAACGCCGGTCATTGCGCAGGCACTGCAAATGCTGAAGCAAATGCAAGGCCAACCGCCGTTGGATCCGGCAACGCAGGCGTTTGTGCAAACCAGCATGGCTGAAACACAGCGCAGAGCAGCAAAAGATCAAGGCGAGCTGCAGTTGAACGTTGCCAAGATGCAACAGAACGACCAGCACTTTATGATTGATAAGCAAACCGAGCTGATCAAAAATACGGAAGACAACTTGGTGCAGGAAAGAATCAAGTCGGCAGAGCTTACGCGTGATGCTGCCAGCTTGCAAACTGAGCAGTTTAAGACTGCGATCGACGCGCAAAACGCAATCCAATCTACTCTAGGAGTTCAAAATGGCCAATGAAGGTATCAATATGCATAAGCGTTTGGCAATGGGCGCGTCTGAAGGGACGGCCAAAGCCAGTGGCAAAAGTGTGATTCAAAAGTACGCAGCAGGCGGGTCGGTAATGCCTGAGTCGCGAGTGGCAAACCTGCCTGCTCGTGGCTCCGCGCCGCCGCCTCTTCCTAAACCTGGCGGCAAAATTGCCACTATGAAAAAAGGTGGCGCTGCTAAAAAAGGCCCCGGCATTATGATTGCCGTGGCCGTCCCCGTGAAGAAATCTGCAGGTCGTGGCCGTTGAGCAATCAATGTCTATGCTTGGAGATTTCATCGGCCGCGTAAAGGTTGAGCAGGCCAAACTTGCGGAGAGCCTTACACAAGGCTTGGCCACAAATTTTGAGACCTACCAGCGTTTAGTCGGCCGGCACCAAGGCTTGCAAGAAGCCTTGTCCATTCTTAATCAACTACTTGAAGAGGAACGAGATGGCAATTGAACTTATGCCGGAGGCTTCGAATGAAGCCGAGTTGCGGGAAGCATTTCCTGCAGTTGACCCCGGTGCAATCCCCGTAGGTGGTAGGATCTTGGTGCAATGGCGCGCCGTGCGCGACAAGATCACTAGCTCAGGCATTGTGCTGCCTGAGGAAACCAAAGAGACTGAAAAGTGGAATACGCAGGTTGCAAAAGTTGTTGCAATTGGCCCACTTGCCTTTAAGAAACGCGATTCCATGGAGCCGTGGCCCGAAGGCAGTTGGATTGCCGTCGGGGATTACGTGCGTATGCCTAAATGGGGCGGCGACCGCTGGGAAGTACCCTTTGAGGTTGACAATGCCAAAGGCAAAGCGCTTTTTAGCATCTTTAACGACCACGAGGTGATTGCAAAAGTCACCGGTGACCCGTTAAAAGTAAAAGCTTTCGTGTAAGCTTTGGAGAATGACACATGACACCTACTGAAAAGTTGGACTTGCAAGTCGCTGAGGAGGCTGATGGCTCCGCAGTGGTGCAAATGCCCGAAAATGACAGCAACGAGCTCTCGAGTGCAGCTGATAACTCACAAAATGATGATCACGATGCATCAGATGAGGCTCAGGGACCCCAAAATGATGACGATAGGGGTATACAGGACGATGATCCTGAACGTGAGGCCCTTAGGGCTGCACGCCGAGATGAAAGAAGGCTAAAAAAGCAGCTTCATCGTGAAAAAGCACGTGAATCTAACCACTTGATCACTGCATTGCGTAAACAAAACCAAGAACTTGCACAACGAGTGGCTACTTTGGAGACAAAGACCTCTGGTGCGGAGCTTGCAAGACTTGATAAGGCCATTGAAGACTCGCAAACGCGTGTTGAGTACGCGAAAATGAAGCTTCAAGATGCTGTAAACTCACGAAATGGTGCTGAAGTCACCAAAGCCCAGCAGTTGTGGTATGACAACCAGCGGCAGTTGGAGACTTTGCAGTCAATGAAGACCAATGCCACCAAGCACATTTCGCAGCCTAAGCAGCAAATTAAAGGGCCTGACCCGACGGTTCAGCGTATGGCTGCGACATGGATGGAGCGGAATACCTGGTACGATCCTCAGCTTAAAGACGCGGATTCCAAGGTTGCGCAATCCATTGATCAGTCTTTGACCGAGGAAGGCTTTGACCCCGCTCTTGCGGATTATTGGGATGAGCTTGATGAGAGGCTTCAAAAATACCTTCCACATCGCTATAATTCCGGGTATAGTAGCAATACGAAAACTTCCAGACCCAGATCTGTTGTGACAAGTTCAGGACGTGAAGCAGTATCCAGCATACGGGCCAACGAATTCAGAGTTGACCCGGAGCGTGTACGTGCGCTTAAAGAAGCAGGCATGTGGGATAACGTGGAGCTTCGCAACAAGATGATTCGCAAATTTGCTGACTTTGATCGACAACAGAAAAGAGGTTAATCATGGATGACCGTATTCGTAAAAATACTCGTATGGACCGCAGTAGCCGTGGGCAAGAAGATGCCTCGCGTGCTGCGCCAGAAGAAAACTTTGTTTCATCTGAGGAACGTCGTAAGATGTTCCGCTCGGAATGGCTGCAAGAAGCTCTTCCGACTCCGCCAGAAATTCCTGGCTATCATCTGTGCTGGTTGTCTTCCAATAACCAATATGACCCTATTCACAAGCGAATGAGAATGGGCTATGAGCCCGTGAAAGCCGATGAACTACCAGGCTTTGATCATTTGAAAGTGAAAGCTGGTGAGCACGTCGGCTTTGTTGCTTGCAATGAAATGCTGCTGTATAAGTTGCCTATGGACATCTATCAGCAGTTGATGCTTGAGCTTCATTATCATGCCCCTCTCGAGGAGCAGGAAAAGATCAAGGTTCAACAAGAGCAATTGTTAGGCGCGCGCGACAGTCATGGCAAGACGTTGGTTTCTATTGAAGGCGATGGCATGAACTTTGACGCCAAAGTCAAGTCACTTCCAGTGTTTAACTGAAATGACTAACATTCACATCTTTATGAAAGGACTCAGACATGAGTGCAACTAATGCACCGTTCGGTCTGCGCCCGGCCTTCCACCCTTCTGGGTTGGATCGAGCCCAAGCGCTGGCTGGCGGCATCGCGTCGGCTTATGCAACCGACATTCTCAAGGGCCAACCGGTCAAGCTCAACTCGAGCGGCAATATTGTTGTCGCTGCCGCTGGCGATGCCTTCCAAGGCGCTTTCGCTGGTGTGCAATGGACTGACACCACCGGTCGTGCTCGCGTTTCCAACTACTGGCCTGCCAATACGGCGTATCAAGCCGGTTCTTGCGTGGCGTATTTCTACAACGATCCTAACATCGTTTATGAAATTCAGGCTGCAGGATCGCTGGCACAAACCGCTGTAGGCGATATGGCTGATCTAAGCAACACCACCGCTGGTTCCACGACCACGGGTCTGTCGCAATGCACTCTGTCCACCACCCTGGTAGGCGCAGGCAACAGCGCGCAGATGCTGATTCGTGATCTGGCCCCGTACCCCGACAATGCTTGGGGCGATGCGTACACGATTGTTCGCGTAACTATTAACGAGTCGCAGTTCAACGCGTCCGTTAACGCTATCTAAGGAGGGTCTGAACTATGGCAGCCCCAATGAGAAGTACGGACTTTCGAAGCATTGTTGAGCCTATCCTCAATGAATGCTTTGATGGCGTCTATGATCAGCGCTCTGATGAATGGTCCACGGTTTTCCGTGAGCAGCAGGGCATCCCGCGTAACTACCACGAAGAGCCGGTCCTGTACGGATTTGGCGCCGCGCCGCAATTGCCTGATGGTTCCCCTGTGGCCTATCAGCAGGGTGGCGTTCTCTTCCTGAAGCGCTATGTGTACAACGTGTATGGCCTGGCCTTTGCGTTGACCAAAGTGCTTGTTGAAGACGGCGACCATATTCGTATTGGTCAGGTTTACGCCAAGCACTTGGCGCAATCGCTGGTTGAGACAAAAGAGACTCTTTGCGCTAACGTGCTTAACTACGCTTTCACTGCCGGGTATAACGGCGGCGACGGCGTACCGCTGATCTCTACTAGCCACCCCTTGGTGGCGGGTACTGCCAGCAACCAATTGAGCACCGCAGCCAACTTGTCGCAAACCTCGCTTGAGCAGATGCTGATTCAGGTTCGTCAGGCCGTTGACAACAACGGCAAGAAGATCCGTCTGCAGCCCACCAAACTGGTTGTTGCCCCTGGTAACACTTTCCAAGCTGAAGTGCTGCTGAAGAGCGTTTTGCGTGCCGGTACTGCCAATAACGACATCAACCCGATCAAGTCGATTGGTCTGATGCCGGAAGGTGCTTCAGTCATCTCGCGTCTTACTTCTGCAACTGCATGGTGGGTCCAAACCGACGCACCGGAAGGCATGAAGCTGATGATGCGTCGTGGCTTGGAAAAGACCATGGAAGGCGACTTTGAGACCGACTCTATGCGTTATAAAGCCACCGAGCGTTATGACGTGGGCTGGACTGACTGGCGCGCCCTGTACGGCACCGCAGGTGTCTAAACCATTTGTGGAGGCTTCGGCCTCCACTCTTTAGGAGAACACAAATGGCACAAACCTACTTTGGTTCTACTGTCCGAGCCGGTTCCGGTACTTTGACCGATACCGTTGACGGCGGTTTTATGGTGTTGATGCAGACGGCTACGGTAACTACGGTTTCCGCAGGCACTGCAGTTACCAGCACTGCAACTATTCCGGCAGATTCGCAGATCATCAATTTGATCATTGATTGCACCACGACTCCGGTTGTGGGTGGCGGTACCGCCACTGTAGTTAATGCAACGATTGGTACTGCTGCTGCTGGCACGCAGTATCTTTCTGCGACTGATGTGATTACTGGCGGTCGTGCTGCTCTCACTTTCACTGCCGCTCAATTGAGCGCAATGGGAGATGTGAACAACAACACGACCGTTGCATTCACTGTCGATCCAGACGGAACTATTTCCACCACTCAGGGTGTTTACCGCCTCACGGTGGTATACGCTCAGAAAGTCTGAGGTACATCATGGGCCAATTCAAACCAATGCCTAAGATGAAAACTACGGAGCCCACCGTTGAGCTTAAGCTCAAAAAAGGCGGCCCTGTAAAGAAGGCAATGGGAGGCGCAATGCCTGCTGCTGCAATGCCTTCTGAACGAGGCGTGCCTCGTGCTGCACGACGTGGTATGGCGCCTGCCATGCCGCGTCGTGATATTGGCATGGGTGGTATGCCTATTATGCGTAAAAAGGGCGGTGAAGTTGAGTCTGCCAAGACTCATGCATCTGAGATGAAAGCCATTAAAGGGCTTAAATCTGAGATGTCATCGCATGAAGCAAAGCCTGCATCCAAAGCGCATAAAGGTCTGAAGACTGGCGGTGTTGTTGAAAAATATGCTACCGGCGGGGTGATTCAGAAATATAAGCACGGCGGAAAAATGCATAAAGCCTACGGCGGCAAGTGCTAAATTAAGTAGGGGCCAAAAGCCCCTACTTTTTAGAGGTGTATCATGAAAGTTCAAACTGTTTCCAAAACAGGCGTTGGCTCAAGCGATGCTTTGGTGATGAACACAAACATCAGCCCGTTCAATGTCGGGTTTGGTGTTGTGGTGACTGGCACGGTCGATTACACCGTGCAGCACACTTTTGATGACCCTGCCGTTGGGTTCTCGACTTGGTTTTCCCATCCAACGATTGCTGGCGAGACCACAAATCAAGACGGCAATTA